CGCACAAATCATCAAGGTTGCGCACGCGCTGCTCGCGCAGGTTCGCGCCCGTGCCGCCTTCGGTCAGGACCATGTTGACGGTCCACCCGTTCGCGTCACAGTCGTTCGCCCAATCGACAATCGCGGGCCAGTCAATTGTATCGACAGCCTGCCCGAGGCCGAACAGACGCAGCCCGTTCTGGAACCGCCCGAGGGCATAGGTTCCCGCGTGCAAGGCCGGGCTGCGGCTATAAACGTAGGTGCTTTCCACGCCCGCGCGGCACGAACCGGACCCGCCGGGATACGTGCTGTCTAGGCGGGGGTCATAGACGCGCTCACCCTCAATCAGCGCGGTCCAAGTCGGAATGCCGCTGGCGTAGCGCTTCCCGTCTTTGTCAAAGACAAGATTAAGCCCCACTGCCGCGCAGCCCGAAAGCTTGCTCGACGCATTCCAACCGGGGGCACCGCCCGCGCCGGGAATGGCTGGGAGTAAGGCCGAAGCCTCGGGGCGCAGGCCGATCTGGCGAACCGTGTTAAGGAAGCCCGCCGAATAGAACGTGCCAATCGGCTCGAAGTCGAAGAACTCGCCCTGAAAGCTCTGGATCGGGCCGACACCGGACAGCACCCGGACCTGCCAGCGATAGGGGTTGGGCACCTTCTTAAGTGTCGGGCCATAGGCGACATCGTGGCGCATCACGCCGCCGGTCATCACCAGCCCGACCGCGTAGGGGCGAGGCGGTTCGATTTCGATTGTCACCTGCGCCGGAGAACCGCGCGCGATAGGCTTGGGTGCCAAAAGCTGCGCGCCGACCGTGGCAACGCCTGCCGCAACACTGGCGTAGGTAGCGATGCTCGAAATCGTGCTGGCGCTGGCTACACCCGCGATACCTGCCGAGCCAGCAACAGCGCCAACGCCAGTCGCAATGAGGGCGACTGATCCAGCGATAACCGCAACGGTGCGAAGCGTCTTGCTCATAGCCGCCAAGCCCCCTTGCACAGCCGGTAGCCTTCGTCGGTCAACCGCGCGACCTGACATTCTGCGGCGTCCTCATGCCACCCGAGACAGGCGCGCAACTGGCCGTAAATCATAAGTGCATCGAACCCGCCTTCATCGCCGGGGAACGCCGCTACATCGCCGGGGAGCATCTGCGCCGCCGGAATGCGCGGGAAGTGCTTGTCCATCAGTTCGGGCAGGGTTTCGACACCCTCGGCCTTGAGCGCCTTCATGGCCCCCAGCGCCGAACGGAAGCGCGGCACGGTGGGCAGTTTGTGGCCCATCTGTGCGGCGTGAAAGCGGATCATGTGCAGGCAAGTTGCGGATGCCTTCCAATCAAAGGCTTTGCCCGCAAAGCGCGCCTGAGTAGCCGTCACAGCAGCGACGCGGCGTTGAAGTTCGTTCATCGTGCGTTCTCGAAGATATCGCTGCCGAAGCCGCCGCCACCACCGCCGGGGAAACCACCACCGCCACCGCCGCCAACTGACCCACGCGGGGCCGCGCTTTCCACGCCCCAGGTGACGGTGCGGACGAGGCCCGTGGCCTGATCGTGGCCCGTCTCGCCGGGGTAAACCTGCTTGTGGAATGAAGCTGACAGCCCGTTGCCGTCATCGGAATAGAGCAGCACCTCCAGCTCGGGCACCGAGCCGATGACGATCTGCAACTGGCCTAGGGCGAATTGCTGGCGTACGCGGTCCATCCGCCCGGCAAAGCGCAGTTCGGGCGTGCCGACGACAGCGCCGGTTTCCGCATCGAACTCGGCCAGCCAGAGCCGCACCGCAGCGCGCGCGAAGGCCCCGGCTTGAAGGGGACTGAGCGCCGCATTGCTGGGCGGGGCGAGAATGATTTCCTGCTCGGGCAGTTCGGGACCGAAGCCTTCGGTCAGCTCGCCGATCTGAGCCACGCCGCCCAGCACCGGGTGGCGCGCGGAATAGGTGTTGCCGCCCCAGCTGGTCACGCCGCCATCGCTCAGGAACACCGCGCCCGATGGAAGATCGAGCCGGAGCAGCCAGGTCAGCCCGTTCACCGCTTTTCCTTCACAGTGAATTCGATCGGGACGATCCGGTTGATGTCGAAGGCGAAGGTCCAGTCCTCGGGCAGCAGGCCCTCAACCTGCGGCGCAGCGAGGTGCACGACGCTGCCGGCCGTGAAGGTATCGCGCAGCAGCTCGTTGAGCTCGATCGAGGCAGTGCCCCCTGCGCTTGCCACCGCGCCCACACCAACTGAATGGAGGAAGTGCTGGCCGGACTTTTCGATCGACAGCCAGTAGCCCTCAAGGATCGGATAGCCCGGCGTCAGCCCGGTCAGCGGCAAGGTGCGGCCCGTCGCCCCCGCGCCGACCACCGGGGAGCCAGGCGAACCTTGCGGCACCAGCAAGGGAAGCTTCACCCGCACGCCGCCCTGCTTGCCCGCGATCAGGCGCGACACCATCACGCGGCCCTGATCGGCCGGGTAAGGCCCGAAGGTAAATGACACCGTGTAGCGCGATCCCTTGCGCGGGATGTAATCGTCGGACTGGATGCCGCTCTGGGTGAACCCGGCATCGTTGAGCGTGCCGGAGAAAGTCCCGGGCACGGCGAAGGTCGGCAGGTCGATCATCGCACACGCCTCCGCGACCGCTGGGCCATCTGGGATTGCGCCATCGCCGCACCGGCCTGCGCCGCCATGCCAGAATACTGCCGCACCATCGGCTCCACCGCGGCACGCAGGTTGCCGGTCTCGTCAATGCCGACGGTCACATGAACGCGGCCCGCCATCGCGCCGGCCTCGCGCAGTTCATGGTTTGGGATCACCCGCGAACCGCGGGGGGCCATCAGCAGCTCCGGCCCGCGCTCGCCCACCGTCATCAGCCCGCCGGGGTGATAGGCCGTGCCGTTGGCGTTGCCTGGGATCCGCGGCGCATTGATGTTCGCGGCAATGCTTTTGCCGAACAGCCCGGTCGATCCAAGCTGAAGGAAAAGGTTGACCGCGCTGCCGAGGATATCGAGGAACCCGCCACCCTTGATCGCGCCGACCATCCGTTCAAGCGACTGGATCGATCTTTCAGCCATGTCGCGGAAGCTTTCGGCAATCTGGACGGTCTGGGTCTTGGTACCCTGCGCCAAACCCCCGAGCTGGCGCTGCATCTCTTCCATCTGCTGCCCGAAATCGACCAACGGACCAGTAGACAGAAGATCGGACGAGACGGTCGCCCCGCCGCTCCCCTCGCCCAGCAGGCGCAGGCGGGCGCGGCTGCGCGCGCTTTCGGAAAGGCCCGCCGCGTCGATCAGCGCCAGTTCCTCGGCCAGCTTGCGGGCGCGCGCCATCTCGGGGAACAGCCGGTCGAGCAGCCCCATCACATCCTGCGCCATCTTGCGGGTGTCTTCGGTGACGCTGGCGGTCGCCTTCTTCGCCGGATCGACCATCGCTGCCTGAAGCCGCGCGAACTCCACCGCGATCCCGTCGACCATGTCGGGCACGTAGGAATTGCCGACGACGGCGTCGTACATGTCGAAGAAGAAGCCGGTGACCTGCTGGATCTTCCTGCCGACCCAGTCGAAGATCGCGCCGAGCTTGTCGACCAGCCATTCGCGCACGCCAGCGCCCAGCTTCATCATCGCGGTGACCGCGCCGACGTGGAGGTTGACCCACCACTTCAGGCTGTCCTTCAGCGCCTGCCCGACATTGCTCAGGGCAGGGGCGACCGTATTCGACCACCAGCCCGAAACCGCGCTGCCGACGCTGCCGACGATGCCCTTGATCTCGTCCCAGTAGTACCAGGCGGCCACGACTGCCCCGATCGCGGCGACGACAAGGCCGAGCGGCGAGATCATCAGCGTCGTAAAGGCGACCTTGATCGTGGCGAGCAGGGCGGGAAGTCCGCCAAGCGCCGCGGCCAGGCCGGAAACGCCGGTGATCACCGCTCCGATAGCGATCGCGATCGGGCCGACAATAGCAGCGAAGGCGCCCAGCGCGATGACGACGGTCTGCAATGGTTCGGGCATCGAAGCGAACGCCGAAGCGAGGCCAGCGATGGCCGCCGCCGCTGGCGCAATTGCTGGCAGGATAGCCTTGCCGATTGCGTCCATCGCCTGTCCGATTGCGACCTGAGCCTGACGCCACGGCGATGCGTCAGCTGCCGCCTGAGCGGCACCTGCTACCTGCTTTTCGACCTCGCTGAGAATGAGACCTTGGGCTTCGGCAATCCTGCCCTCCTCGACCATTCCCTTGATTCGCTCTTTGTTTGCGGCGACCCAATCTCTGGTGATTGCCCCGGTCTTACCAAGGGCAGTCAGGCCCCTGATCGGATCCTGAAGCGCCTTCCCCAGCATGATGGCCGCCGCCTGCGGATCCCCGCCGAGGCGCGTCGCCATATCGAGTGCCGCTTGCTGTGCGCGATCAAACTCGCGCCCAGCGACGTTGCCGAAGGTCAGCAACTGCGCGGTCACCTGCTTGAGGATAACCTCGGCATCGAACAGTGATCGCATCTCCAGCGCATCGGCTGTCTTGGCGAGGTCTTCTGCGGTCTTGCCAGAAACACCGCCCATCGAGGCCAGCGCGGCGGTGACATCCGCCATTGCCTTTTCCTGCTCAATGAAGCCGTTGACCGCGCTCTTGGCGATGGCCGCCATCGGCAGCGTCACCGCCAGCGACATCTTCTGACCGAAGTCGGCGATCTCCTGTCCGCGCCGCCGGATCTCCTTAGTCGTCTTGGCGACATCGCGCTCGGCACGCGTGAGGCCTTCCTGAAGAATGCCGTGCTCGACCGCGAGGCGGATCAGCAGGGAACCGATCTTAATCGCCATGCCTTCAGCCTTCCACTTTTCGGATCGTGATTTTCGCCCCGCGCGCGGCGGCATCCTGAAGCGTCAGGATCATGTCGCGGACGGTGCGTTTGGGTTGCGGGCGGACCCGCTTCAGCCAGTCTTCCAGCGGGTCGAGCTTCCCGCCGCCGGCCATCGTGTGCATCTGCGCGGCCAGCCAGCTGATCGCGACATCCTGCTCCAACTGAGACTGGCGGCGCTTGCTGTCAGCCCGCATGATCGCGGCGAAGCTGGCGGGCGTCTGCCGCCAGAACTCGGCCTCGGACCGCCCGGAGGCGACCCACTGGCCGAGCAGGTCTAGCCATGCACGCCG